TCTGTTTTGTATCATTAATTCGTTTCTCATATTCTTCATTTGTTAAATTTTTTATTTTCGGTTTTGTTTTTTTCATGTTATTCATATCTTCTTCATCACATTCTATTTCAAAACGTCCGGGTAGTTTTTCATCTTGCAATCCAAGATATTTAAATATATTATATCTTATTAATGTTTTGATTACTTTTTTAGGAAGTCTTAATAATAGTGCTATTAACATTAATGTTTTAAAAAAAAATAAACTAATGGCTGATGCACCCATTGTTAATGCATTTGGTGGTGGATTTGCTGCTACTGCATTCGGGTCCATCGGAGGCACTGGGGGAACATCTGGAATATCTGCGGGAACATCTGGAATATCTGCGGGAACATCTGGAATATCTGGAACATCTGGAATTTCTTTTCCTTTATCACCACCGCCCCGCAAATTTTTTTTAAAAATTTTCAATCCACCAACCATTGTATTATGATTTAATTTTATCATATTATCCACTTCTGGAGACATATCTCCAAAATATATTTTTTTAAATGGTTCGGGTTCTTTCATCAACATTACTTAATAATATATTATATTATTAAATAATTTATATATATTTAACGACGACGTCTAGATGACTTTCTGCGGCGGCGCTTAGATGGTCTTTTACGACGATGATGTTTTCCGTTTTTATTCAAATATAAAGCGGTTTTTGTCAATTTTCTAGTTCCTTTTGTAATACGTTTCAAAGAATTGTGAACACCATTTAAAGCAGAATCTAACACTTTAGTAGATACAACAACAACCCCGTGTGCTAACTTACGAGGCATGCGAGTTGTTTTTCTAGCTGTTTTGGCTAACTTTCTAGTAACACCCATTATATACTATTATTAGAAAAAAATTTCTAAATGTGGTATTTTTTATCTTATTCTTCTTAAAAAAGTCCATGAAGATTTTGTAGAATCTCCCCCAAAAGTTGAATCATTATATGTTTTATTTCGCGCTTCTAACTTTTTAAATCTAGTATAATCTGAAGAATCATATACATGTCTAATATTAGACGATGCTAATTTTACTTGTATAGGTGTTACATCTACATTATTTATAGTAGAAACTAAACTACAATCATTATTATTTACGCCATCACTTAATTTTAATCCACCTAATTGACCCGGTCGACTATTGATTTGATTTACAGCACCACAACTTTGGTTAAATCTGGATATCACATCCCCTCCAAAATTAGAAGCTCTAAATGGACCACATGTTGCTTTTCCTATAACAGTTCCATTCAATCGCACATCATCACTATGAAACGCACGCCTTAAAATAGATCTACTTGTTGAAATTGAGCCACCTACTTGTGTATTTTGAAAGCCTGCTTCGGGCCTTCCGCCAGGAACCCCTCCGCCTAAAGAACTAGGATTATTATTTGGCATTATAAATTATATAAATATTATTTATTCGGTCATTATTCGAGGGACTATATTCATTGAAATTAATTCTTGAAATAATAATTTACAGCTATACGGAATTTCAACATAATTAAATCCTGTTCTATTTTCACACATTTTACAATAATGTATTTGTTCTAAATCATTATATGCGGCTATCATTCCACATTTATTACAAATATGAACACTATATTTGTCAGATACATCATATAACCTATCTTTATTGAATCTAGCGGCACCATGACCTAGCATACAATCTCTTTCCATTTCACCATATCGCAATCCACCATCTCTGCTTCTTCCTTCTGCAGGCTGGCGAGTCAAATTCACCATAGGACCTATTGCCCTACTATGCTGTTTATCTCTTACCATATGTTTTAATCTTTGATAATATACTGGACCAATAAATACAGATGTTTCGATTTGTTCTCCAGTCATTCCATTATATAGTATTTCATTTCCATTTGATTCATAATTTAATTTTTGTAATTCACTTCTAATTTTATTTAAATCTAAACTACAAAAGCTTGTCCCATCCCCAAAACATCCGAGTTCCAATAATACCTTACCTAAAACAGTTTCCCTTAATTGCGCAATTGTCATTCTAGATGGAATACAATGAGGATTAATAATAATATCTGGTTTCACTCCATTTTTTGTAAAAGGCATATTTTCTTCGGGTATAATATTTCCAATTGTTCCTTTTTGTCCATGTCTTGATGAAAATTTATCACCAATCACAGGAGTTCTTAAACATCTATCACGCCCTTTCCAAAACTGATATCCATCTCCATTCCTATCAATCACATTTTTATCCACATAACATTCTTCGTGTGTCCTAAATATTCTACTTTGGTCTTCATATTTAATTACTTTTGTATAATCATTACGATTTTCTTTAATGATTAACATCTTTGCCATGTATATATCTTTATCCTCAATTAATTCATTTTCTGGTATTACTCCATTTTTATTCAATTTATTATAATTACCAAATTTCATATTTTTTGTTTTCTGGGGGTCTGGTTTTGCTCTCACTTCTTCAGTGCCATTTATCTTTTTATCTTCATCTCTTTCTGTATGATAAATAGTTGCCTGAAATAATCCTCTATCTAAACTACCTTTATTAAATAATATACTATCTTCTTGATTATATCCACCATGAGTCATAATAGCAACAATTACTTGATTTCCAAATGGAAGTTTATTCAGTTTCATTAAATTCATAACACGAGTATCTACTAATGGTTTTGTGCTATAGGTCATAACATATGATGTTTTATCCATTCTTTGATTAAAATTAGTAACATACATTCCCATGGCTTGCTTTCCCATTGCACATTGATATGTATTTCTTGGCGACTGATTAAATTCCGGATTAGGAATACATGACGCTAATACACCAAATATAGTGCTTGGATGAATCTCGCAATGAGTATATTTTTGAATACTATGAATCATATTTTTAGGATACATTGCTATTCTAGAATAGTTTTGCTCGGATGGGTCAATATATTCTAAAACAGCTTTATTATTTTTACAATCTGTAAATAAATCTATCCATGATAATTTAGACAGAGATAAATCATTTACAATATCAGGAGTTAGATTTAATCTATTATTATTTACAATAAGCAATGGTCTAACCAATCTTCCAGAATCATTACAAACATGCAGTTCATTTTTTAAAATATTGAAATAAATAGACGTATATACATGAATTATACCTTTTTGTTTCTTTTCTTTTAAATTATTATATAATTCCATTGTATTATTTGATATACCTAACCATCTCCCATTTAGAAATATTTTAGTTTTATCAATACAATCATCCGTATTTTCAGTTAATGGTAATATATATTTCATAATATACTCTTCTACTGGATGACTATTACTATATCCAGTAACACATGTCATATAGCTTAGATTTTTTACTACACCAACGGATTGCCCTTCTGGAGTTTCAGCTGGACATGTAAATCCCCAACCAGAGCCATGAAGCTTTCGAGGAGCAATCAGTTTACCACTATTTCCTGTGGGCGTATTGATTCGACGCAAATGACTAATCGCAGAAGGATATGTTAATCTATTTAATACTTGTGCTACACCAACTTTGTTGCTGTTCATATGCTTAATACCAAAATCACCAGTTGCTAAAGCCCGTTTGATACCATTTTCAATTGTAGATGATTTTATTATTTTATATATATTTGTTGTATTTACAATTCCTTCGTAATTTTCAGTAGATTTCCAAGACCCATTATTTATTTCCCTAATAATTTGTTTTTGCATATCCTTTACTAATTTATTAAAGTAATTTCGAAATAAATTATTCAATAATGTTCCAGTTAATTCAACCCGTTTATTCAAATAAGAATCTCGGTCGTCTTGCTCTGCATTACCATTATAACATAGTAATATTTTATAAGTCATGTATCCTAGTAAATATATTTTTTCTTGAATTGTTTTACAATGTGGAAATAAATCATTTTTTATTACATCCAAGGCAAATTCCCTTTTTTTAATTATACCTTGCTCTTTATCCATATTTATTGGTGTATACATCACTACATCTGTAATAAAATTCTCTGCTGATTCTTTTGTTAAATAATTACTGGCTTTAGTAATTGATTCTGTTAATAATTTTTGCAATTCCACATTATTATCTAAATCTAACAATATATATTTACAAATTTGTTTATCTGATATAACACCTAATGCTCTAAACAATACAAATAATGGGATAGGTTTTTTTAATCTAGACAATTGAATTGTTATTTCTGCATCTAATTTACTAGATTTAGAAGTAATATTCATATGCGTTTGTTTCGGAGATATACATTTCCAATCTGGAACAGATCTTATTTCTGCTACTACTTCTCGCTTTGAATTTTTATTATTTATAAAACATTGGATTTTATTATCTGCAGCCTTTTCTTGACCTAAACACGTTTTTTCTGAACCATTTATAATAAAATATCCACCCGGGTCCATATAACATTCTTTCGTTTCAAATGGTGACATATGCTTATATTGATTTAAAATGCAAATGCTTGATTTTAACATAATTGGCATTTTACCTATATGAACTTTAGGAAGAATTTTTACAATATTTGTTTTTTCAGACAAAGTTTCACCTTTATAAATGACGTATTCAATTTTTAAATCAATTACCATATTTGATGCATATGTAAAATTACGTAATCGTGCTTGATTTGGGAACATTAATTTCGTTGCTCCATTATTTTCATGAATTTCAGGACGATATAAGCATAAATTTTGAAATGTAATATATATTTCTAATCTATATTTTTTATATACTGGATTATAATCTTGCTCGGAAACAATTTTCAATGTATTAAACATATCGATTGTTTTATGTATTTGACATCCAATAAATTCATCGTAAGACTCCAGTTGATGAATGACTAATTTTCTCAAATAATTTTCTTGAAAATATGATCCTAATATAGTCCAAGGCTCTGTATCAAACTTTTCAAAATCATTTTTTTCTTTCAAAAGAGGTATTGATTCAGATACTCTTGTTTCTACATCCATTTACTTATACTTTAAATCATTTGTTTATTTCAATTTTATAATTATTATTTGTTAAAAATGCATTATTATTTTATTATAGTCTTTACATATGTCTAATAAAACAATTAAAATTAATCCTGAATTATTTCATGTAAGTGGAAGAAAAAAAGGGGATAAACAGAAATCCATGAAACAAAAATCCAACAAAATTAAATCTTCTGCAATAAAAACAGAACTTATTAGAAAAATTAAAGAGCATCGAAAAAAAGAAAATTTTAAAAAAAACATAAAAGATTCGATTGATAATCCAAATGATTTTCAAGAATCCATGGATTATTTACAAAATTTACATGAAAAAAGAATGAGAAAAAAAACATTAAAGAAAAAAATGCAAAATCCAGCCGTATCGATTGAATTACCTAGCGAATTATCTAGTTATGAACATAAAATCCCAGACCCTATTATTGATACAAACCTTAAATCAATTTCATCAGAGTTAAATGAAGAATTGCAAGGAACTGCTCCAACTATAGAAGACAATAAAATTCCATTATATAGTTGTTTAAAAAATAGTGAGAAACCTACCTATAGAGAATGGAAAAAAAAAACCCAAACAAATAAAGAAGAACCTACCATTGTTATAGAAGGTCCACCAATAGAAAAGATAAAAGGCACAAACGAAAACCTATTGAGTGATATTAAAAATATTTATAAAAATTGTGATAAAAAAATTACAAAAAGAAAAACAAAAAAATATAAACTAGGTAAACATAATAAAACTGTTTCAATTTTAATATCAAATAATCATACAAGAAAAAAAGTTCAATCTGAGATAAGTGATTTAAAAAAAACAAAAATGTTAGATATTAAAAACTATTTGAAAAAAAAAGGATTAATTAAAGTAGGATCTATTGCTCCAAATAATATATTAAGATCCATGTATGAAAACGCAATATTGGCAGGAGATATAAAAAATACTTCTAGCACCAATTTAATACATAATTATATGGCTGAATCAAATTAAACCTATTTACTTATATAATGTATGAATATACTAAGAAAATTTCCGGATAATGTTTATTTTCATATATTACAATATTCAGGCATTAAATTAAATAAAAATGTTTTTGAAGAATTATTTATAAAATGTGGTAATAATTTTATGCGTAAAATATGTGAAAATACGCAACATACATGTATTATAGAATATTTGGCATTACAATATAATGAACATGAATTAAAACATTATTTACATCTACTGTCTAAATGCAAATGTTGTAAAAAACATCAAATGAAAAAACCGCATTCATTTGATGATGAATATAATATATATACAACCTATGAAAAGATACAAGAAAGCCCCCCTTGTATATGTACATGTCGACACATTAGTCGATTTATATGCAGAGCTTATCATTTAACATGATTTATGCAGAGTCTATTTCTTTTGGTATAATGGTTTGCTTTATGATTTCATTCATACATTTTTCACCGTTTATATTTCCTACGACTTTCTGTGTTAATTGAATGTATACATCTCTAAGATGCTCATCATTTTGCCAATTTGGATTATCTTCTTGCCATTTATGTAACTGTTGTATATGTTCATGTTGTAATTTTTTATTATATTTATCCATTATTGTTTTATTTTTCTCATTATTATACTCCCACGTATCTTGATTTTTTATACATATTTTTTTACGTTTTATATCTAAACAATGAATTGGTCGTTTGTATACGCCTAATTCATTTATACCATTACATAAAGCATTTGTAATTCCGTTTGTTATATTAGACTCCATTAATAGTTCTAAATCTTGCACATTTACTTGTATTGATTTTACAAATTCATCCCAGTTTATAGCATCTTTACAATGCTCGTTTAAAAATATATTCAAATTGAATTTATTTGTATTATTTGTATTTCCTATTTTTGGAATCATATCCATCATTTGCTTATGATGAGCATCCTGCTGATCTAACATCATTTTTCTTAGCTCTTTATTTTCTTCTAATATTTGTAATACCACGTTTGAATCAATTGGATTTATCTTATTTTCTTTATACTTACATGTTAATTTGTGCTTGGAAAGTCCAGATTTATACATATATTTCTTCCCGCACTCGCAAATATGGTGCGGGGAGTTTTTGTTATCCATTGTTATCATTTTGTGTTTACGTGTGGTTAAATGTTTATTCCAATCCCCTTTATGTCTGCATGTATAGTCACATGCGTCGCATTTATAAATAGTCGGGGAGTTTGGGGAGTTTTTTTTCATATATATGGATAACAAAAAATCCCCTAAATTATTTTCCTATTAAAATAGCAAAAAAAGTTTGAGTAAGGTTTTGATTTGACTCATTTTTTTTTCGCATCATAATGCTCTGAGTCACTTTTTTCATTTTTTTTACAAAAAGTTCCTTGAGATTTTCCAAAATGGACATTTTTTTTTGTCCAATTTTGAAAAATCATTTGTACTTTCTGAAAAAAAAAAAAGTTCCATTTACCTACATGGATGTAGGTAAAATCTTATGTTTCAAGTAAATAATGTAGGCCTACATCATTTATATAATTCATCCAGAGTCATGTAATATATTTTTTCTAAATAGCTGTTATAAAATAATTCAAAAGTTAAATCTCCAATTGGGTAATATTTATTTAAAGATATAACATCCAATCCCATATTTTCAAATATTTTATTTCCTAAGTATAAATTTACCATTTGTTTCATGATTTTAGATATATATTGAATATGTAAATATAACATTTCTAATTTTGAAATCTTATTTTTATATAAACACACACCAAGATGCCATTTATTCCACCAATTAGTTATTTTATTTAATGCATAAATTATATTAAAGGATAAACTATAATAAAACATACTGGAAATATCAAAATTTAATATTTTAAATTTAGTTTCAATGGTATCAATATATGAAGATAATATATATTGTGTCTTATTATTTTTTACAATGTAAGATGGAGGATATAATATTATTTGTGGTATACTAATTGGATAATTGGAATCAATTTTAAATAATATATTTTTAAACCGAATAATGGTATAATATAATCGATGACTTTCATCTATTTTATCATCAGTATATTGTTCTATATGAGTTATTCCATATTTTTCCTGTAAATATATAAATTCCATTAATAAATGATGTGTATCATTTGCTTCCCACGGTCTAGGCATAAGTTGACATAATTTAGTTTTGTATTTTATTTTATTACGTGATGTTATTTCTCTAGATATTTTATAGAATCTTTGTGGATTATTTGATTTCATATATCAATAGTATATAATTAAATTATAATTCATTTTTTTACAAAATATTGATAAAGTCGCTTTCTAAATATAGCAATCGGTAACAGATATATTACAGATATAAAACACCATATTGCAGCAAATTCACCATCTCTTACCCCTTTACTGTCCATAAATACTTTTAAAATAAATACTATTGTCAATAATACAAATGCAATCGAAATTGCGGGAGTAAATAAAGATGGTAAAAATAGAAAAAATATGTACAAGTTGAATTTGGTGGGTTCTGTAACCGCTTTGTATCCAATATGATATTTTCCAATATATCCTCCATTTTTAGATGCACAAAAATCTGAAGATATATCAGAACAGTTTTCATCATTTTGAATATCAAATGTTTCATGTTTTGTTAATTTCCATAATCCCCATATAAATGTAATGAAAAATATGAATATCCAATAAGTATTTTGACTTTTTTTTGTATCAAAATAGGAAAACGCCATATTAAAAATAAATGGTTGAAAACAAATATGCACATAACTCAATATACCCAAAATATTAGACACCTTAGGATTATCTATATATTTATATAGTAACCCCTGTAATAAATCTTTTAATCCTAAATACCATAAGGGTATTGAAAGTCGCCATGTTTTATATATCATACTACCATAGCCGGCCAGTAAGAAAAAATTAATATATGATGATGTTTCAGAAAAGCACATAATATATTAATACATTATTATTAATTTATTATATTTGGTTCTATATGTTGGAAAAAATCTAAAGCATAATGTATAGTAGGTTTTTCTAAATAAGATAAACATCCATATGCTCTATCATAGGAAAACCCCATAGTTAACAGTTGATTTATTAATAGTGTTTCTTTTTCTTCTTTGGTATATTTATATTTTTTTTTAGGTTTTTTAGTTTTTTTAATTGCACCGGTTGAAAAAGGACTAAAACGATGCATAAATAATATAATAAATTATATTTTAATTATTTATTTAACAACAAGTATTTACCTTTTTAATTATTCCCATATTTACCTTGACTTCATATAACTTTTGCTCAAAATCTGGTTTCCCTTTTATGATATCCCTAGACTGCGAATCCGTTAATACAGGAACCACTTCACAATCACAAATACCCGTCCAATTAAATGCCCACTTATACAAATCTGCTTCATTTTTTGCCGCCGCTACCGCAACTCCACTGCCTTCTCCAATGAGATGCCAACGTCCCAATGGACGACAGTTACCCGCATCTGCTTCATCTTGCTCCTTTGTTAATCCCGCAAATTGGGAATATCCTTCCACTTTCTTATCCTGAT